AGGAGAATATCGATGCACTCGACATGGCCAAACTCGAAGCCTTCGAGGGTCAAAACCATCAAGCACATATCATGTCACATATGGTTTTTGGTTCAACGCCGATGGTTGCTGGTATGCCTCCTGTGGCGATGGCTTTGCAGAAGCACATCATGGAGCACGTTCAGATATCTGCTCGGGAGCGCGCTTCGGCTGAGTTTGAGCAAATTACCGCGCAACAAGGACCTGCGGCAAATCCTGAACAGCGGATGCTAGAGTTTGAGGGATTAGTCGCTCAATACATCGCAGAAGGGATGCAACAGGTTAAGCAGTTGTCTGCTCAAGTATCCGGACAAGGGCCAGATCCTGTTGTGCAACTCAAGGAGCAGGAATTGCAACTCAAGGCACAGGCGGAACAGCAGGATGCACAGTTGGATGCCGCTAAGTTACAATTGGATCAGCAGACGTTGCAGATGCGTGACCGCCAGTTCTACGACCGGTTGCAAGCGCAGGCCGCACAAACACAGGCTCGGATCGACGCTGGTCGTGAGCGTGAACTACTCAAGCAGAGAGGACAGTAGAATGTCGAAGGTTAAAATCGTTACGAATACTCCGGGTGCGGCTCAGAAGGCTGTGAACTACGCTGAAATCAAGGGTCAGGGTAAGATTCCTTACAAGGGCGGAGAAACACTTCCGGAAGCACCAATGGACGTACCCGGCGGTACGGCTCGTGGTATGGGCGCGGCGAAACGCGGCGGATCGTACAAAGGCTGTATGTAATGCCTCTCAAAAAAGGCTCTGGCCAGAAAACCATCAGCGACAACATTAGCAAGCTGATGGACGAAGGTTATAAGCATAAACAGGCCGTTGCGATTGCACTATCTAGCGCAGGTAAGATAAAATCTGAAAAGTTAGATATGAAAGCGGCCAAGGGCGGGGTTGTTCCCCGCTTTAGCAAGATTGCTCGACCGCAGAGGTTTAAAGGAGTGTTCTAGCTATGATCTTTGAAGCCATAGCCGCAATCAAGATAGCGAATGAGGCTATTGGTGCAATCAAAGAGTTTGCCGGTCACGTTTCGTCGGTCGGTGAAATGGGCAAAGACCTAACCAAACTAGCAGATGCCAAAGATGACATTGAGAAAGCGGCCAAGGACGGCGATATGGAAGCGTTCTGGGCGTTAGAAGATATCAAACGTCATGAGGCTGAAGTCAAACAGCAGTTCATCTATGCAGGACGCGCAGGACTCTGGGATGATTACTGCAAATTCATCGCAAATCGTAAGCAACTCCGAGAAAACGAGCGTAAACGTGCAGAAGCTAAGAAATTGGCTAGAAAAAAAGCCATACAGAATGGATTTTTGTATGGTGCTGTTGGCATTGCTGTTCTCGGTGTGGTGGGCGGGGCCGTGGCCTTATTACTGTGGATTATTAGTCTTAAAGGTAAGTAGTGGATGAGCGACTTATTCATAAGTCCTTTTCATCCCGTTTACAGGAAGCCCGACGCATGGTGTCCGGTTACGGAGTACCAGCAGAAGTCAAAAGAACTTCCATATATAAACTGGCAGAGGCTCTCGAATCAATACACAATAGAATCAATAACATACGGAAAGAATGCCCAAGTCATAGAAACGAAGAACAATGTGTTGGAGATATTGATATGACAGAAGAAATGCAAAAGTACGACCTCAATGGCGACGGTGTGCTGGATGAACAAGAACGCAGAATCATGTTGGAAGACATGCGCCGCAAGATGGAAGACGAGGATGCCCAGCGTGACTCGATCCGTAAGATGGCTTGGTTTGCTCTTATTGGTCTTCTACTGTATCCATTTGGGATTTTTCTTGCTGATGCCTTCGCTATGGGTACTGCCGCACAACTAATCGCCGACATCGCTCCGACTTATTTCGCATCAATTGCCGTATTGGTAAGCGCTTTTTTTGGCGCATCAGCATTAGGTGCCAAGAAGAAAGACGCTAGCTAAGTGAAGACTTGTCGGTACGTTTATATCGGAGGGATGTACCACACAGAATGTGGCTCCAAGGTTATTTTTCGGCCGGTTCAGAAATGCGATAAATGTGGCAAAAAGCCGCAGGAGAAGAAGTGATGCTTAACATGTTACTTGGCCCAGCAATGGAGTTGGGCAAAGAGTTTCTCAAAGGAAAAGCCGATGAGAAAAAAGCCCTTCAGCAACGCAAGATCAATCAGATCCAAAACGATGCCGACTGGGAATCCAAAATGGCTGACGCTACGAAGTCATCGTGGAAGGATGAGTGGTTTTCCCTCATTTTGAGTGCGCCTTTAATCGCCGTAGCTTACAGCGTAGCGATGGACGACACCGCAATCATTGATCGCATGAATGAGGCGTTTACAGCCTTAAATTCTCTTCCAGAGTGGTATCAATATCTGTTATTTATTGCAGTTAGCGCATCTTTTGGCGTAAAGGGTGCAGACAAAATCATGAGTATGCGAGGTAAGAAATGAACACCGAACAGCTACGCAACGAGCTAGAGATTGACGAAGGCGTTAAGTACGAAATCTACTTAGACCATCTCGGCCTGCCAACATTTGGTATTGGCCACTTGGTGACAGAGGACGATCCGGAGCATGGTCAGGAAGTAGGCACAGCCATCTCAGAAGAGCGTGTAGCAGAAGTTTTCGAGTCAGACGTACAGATCACCTTAGACGAGTGTCAGCGGTTGTATGACGACTTTGACGATCTTCCAGAAGAATGCCAGTTAATCATTGCCAACATGATGTTTAACATGGGCCGTCCACGTTTGAGCCAGTTCAAAGGCATGAAAGCCGGCGTCGATGCGCGTGACTGGAACAAGGCCGCAGACGAGATGGTTGATTCTCGCTGGTACAAGCAGGTCACCAACCGCGCAGACCGCTTGGTCACAAGGATGCGTAACCTTTAAAAAACTCTTGCCGTATATAAGATATGATAGGATTATATAAGACTATCTAAGATAAAATGCGGTGATATAAGAGAATGAGTGATATATACTTATCTGAAGCTGTGTATCGGGTTATCCGTGATCAGAAGAAGGCCATCACTGACTGCCTCGAATACGATGGAGTTAAGACGATGGAACATTATCGTGAATTGATGGGCATGCTGACTGCCCTCAATCATGTCGAACAGGAACTCAAGAGCCTGCTAGATAAACAGGAGCATATGGATGACTGAACAAGTCGCGACGCTTGAAGAAGCGTATAAAGAGGATCGCAGAACTTTTCTCGATCCCGAAAGCATAGGTGGAAATCTCTTAGACAGACTACCGACCCCTACTGGGTGGCGTATTCTTATCCTTCCTTATCGTGGTCAGGGCAAAACAGAAGGCGGAATCCTTTTGGCCGACAAAACCCTTGAGCAACAGCAAGTATCCACGCAAGTGGGCTATGTGCTTAAAGTCGGGCCTTTGGCATACAAAGACGAAGACAAATTCCCTAGCGGCCCGTGGTGCGCGGAAAAAGAGTGGGTCATGTTTGCCCGTTACTCTGGCTCGCGTTTCAACATTGATGGCGGCGAAGTGCGAATTCTTAACGACGACGAGATTCTGGCGCGCATTAGCAATCCAGAAGACGTTCTTCACTTTTAAGGAAATAAGAGATGGCTGAAGAAAGAGACGACGATCAGGTCGAATTAGACGTTGGTGATGCAGAAGAAACCGAGGTTGAGTTTGAGTCCCCCGAAGCGGGCGAGCAGACACAGTCTTTTGGTGCGTCAGATGCTGACGAAGAAGACAATTTTGATAGAGCAACGAATGCGACACAAAAGCGCATTGACCGCTTAACCAAGAAAATGCGCTCTGCCGAGCGTGAGCGTGAGGAAGCAATTCGGTATGCACAACAGGTGCAACAAGAAGCCGAGCAAATCCGTCAGCGCATGAATAGCCTCAGTGATAACTACGTTAATGAATATAGCGGGCGTATCGAAACGCAAACCCAATCTGCCGAACAAGACCTTGCTCGCGCAATTGAGATGGGCGATACCAACGGCGTAATTGAAGCACAGCGCAAAATTACATCGTTAGCTATTGAAAGCGACCGAGCACGTCAGGCGAAGATTCAACAAGAGCGGTATGCTCAACAAACGGCGGCACAAGCGCAGGCACAGGTTCAACAGCCAATGCCTGCACAGCAACCGCGTCGTCCTGATCCAAAGGCAGAAGACTGGGCAGACCGGAACGACTGGTTTGGTTCAGATGAAGCAATGACTTATGCCGCTTTTGGAATTCACAAAAAACTCGTTGAAAAGGAAGGATTTGACCCGCAGTCAGATGATTACTACAATGAGCTTGACAGACGTATGGCGGACGAGTTCCCCCATAAGTTCAGGAATTCGGGTGGAGCCCGCCGTCCCGCTCAGACGGTAGCTTCAGTATCCCGCGGAAAAGCAACTGGGCGCACAGGAAAGGTCCGACTCTCCAAGACCCAAGTCACTATGGCTAAAAAACTCGGAGTGCCACTTGAAGAATACGCGAAATACGTTAGGGAGCAATAAAATGGCTGAAGACATGAAGAATGGAAGCCGGGCTTCCCGCGCAAATGAAACTAGAGAGAAAACGGCACAGCGTAAGCCGTGGGCTCCGCCGTCTATGTTAGACGCACCACCTGCACCAGATGGATTTAAACATCGGTGGATTCGCGCTGAGACTCGCGGTTTTGATGACCGCAAGAATATCAGTGCAAAGCTACGAGAAGGATGGGAATTGGTCCGTGCGGACGAATACCCGGACTTTGAAGCACCGGTGATCGACTCAGGTAAATATGAAGGTGTGTTCGGCGTTGGCGGGTTGATCCTTGCAAGGATCCCAGAAGAAACTGTGGAAGAGCGTACTGCCTATTTTAGTCAGCGCAATCACGATCAGATGCA